CGAATTGAATTAAGAATCATATGACGGATCATAGACTCATCATTCATTTTTTGCACAATGATATTAGCAACGGCAATACCACTGAAGTCGATTATAATCATTATAAGGCTCCTTTTCAATCGTAGATATATTATACCATAGATTTCAAAGAATGTACACCACTAATTTAATCTTCATGCAAATTTAGCATAGTCCTATTGTGTAAGTGTTCACTTACTATTTCATCTTTTGATTGACCGTGATATGAAACTGCATGATGTTCGAATACCATCTTCTTATTAATGTTAACATCGTTATACCACAGTTCGCCGAGTATACGACCAAACTTTCCTTCGGCATCTTTTTGCGTTTTTAATGTGATATTGCCAGCTGACAACCATTTGGTTAAAAATTCTTTTGCAGCAAGTCCATACTTTTTTTCTTCAAGATCTCGAGTTCTTGATTCTGGTGTATCGATACCGAATAAACGAATACGCTCATTACGCATCCATATACCAAATCCTAAATCAATGTCTACATCTACAGTATCGCCATCGATAATTTTTACTACCTCGCATCTATATTCGTACATTATTTTTTCCTTATATGTTTTGAGTGAATCTTACATCCAATAAACTCGTTATAGTATTCATCACTTAATAACACATCATATTCAAACTGTAGCTTGGCTTCGTAATAAGACATTTCGCCTTTAGTACTACATAATCTTAAGATTTCTCTTTTGTAATTACTTGACCCTTTTCGTTCAACGAGAATTTGAACTTCCTTATTTGATCCATAATATGATCGCCAGTTAGACTCAACTCTTGTTTTGATTCGCCTAGTTCTTTTTGAATTCTTTGGTAATGTCTTAGGCCTCCAGAAGTTCTTTTTACCGATATATTTCTTATCTGTATCCAGTTCTGTGATGAGGTAGACAAATCCTTGGTAGGCTTCAGGAGTGTCGTCAAATTGTTCATTATTGTAATACCACATACATGTATTTATTCATCTTCCCAATAGTCATCATCTTCCTTTACTAATTGAATTACTGCTCTTCTACCACAAATCGGACAATACATTGGTTCTTCATAGCTTGACACAAACGAGGTATTTTCACATTCTTCGCATTCAATTTTATGATCGATCACGTTCAATCCTTTCTAGGATTTCTATTTTTCTTTCATCAGTTGCAGTAAGCCACTCGGTTATTTCATCCTTGTGTCTATCACAACCGATGCAGTAGTCATCAACAATTGTACATACTTGAATGCATGGACTAGAAGTCAATTTCACAGGCTCCGCCAGCACATGCGGCAGCACCCATAGTATCAACATCAGTAAATACCTGTTCTGTCAAATCCTCATTCCAATTTGGCATTACCAGATACTGCTGGATCTTATTCCATTTATGCATGAGATAAGCATCTTTTAAACAATATTCAGTCTTTTTAATATCACCTTTGAGATAGTTATTTGCAAAGTTCTCAAACCGGCGAACCCAGTCTTGCCTTGCAGAGTTTTCTGAGGATTCAAGGCTAATATCCATACCCATGCCTTGTGCAGTTGAGCATGCATCCCATAGGTTCGGGAATACTTTCATGGCATCAACTACAAGACCGGATGCAAAGATGGCAGCCGCACCGTATAGTTTTACCATTTGCTTCTCATCAATCACTGCAGTGTTAGGAGCTTGGTTGTAGTCTTTATCACCAGACATACCAAGGAATGAAATACCAGAGAAAGAATAGCGATTCTCGAATACATACTTCTCTACTTCGTCCCAATCATCAACAATAATAGTATTAGAGACATTATGACGAATACCTTCATCAGCGCAAAGTTCCTCATTTGTACCAGCAACGACCCAATGTTTTTGTGCCTTTGCAACCAATTCCAAATGCTTGACACCATAAAGTTCATCCTTATACATTGATCCTTTGTGTGGTACAATAGGATACGAGATAACTACGTCCGTTCCATTGGCTGACCATACTGATTCCTCAACCATATAAGGATTTGACTTAACAATAGCCTGAGTAATTTCTGACTCTTTATTCATTTGGATGTTTCGGATGTACATCGGGGAATGTTCTGCGTGGATACCACTTGCTGTTTGTAAGAGGACGCTTGCGTTACCGCTTGGCTTAACACATGTAGTACGAGCAGCAGGATTAATGCCAATGATAGCAGCGACCTCTCTATTAATTTTCTTAACAATTTTAGCTCCTTTTTCAAGAACCTTTGCATCGAAGAGCACATCTGGATTATTCATCCAACCAGTAATTGATACACCGAGCAATGCTTCACGGTCAAAGATTTTCTTAGATACTGGAGAAAGAAACTCAAAGTCTGTGTAACCCGCTTGCAGTGTACCGAGTATAGCACCAGCTCGACAAGCCAAGTAAAAATCTTCTGGTGTCTTACACATACCACCATTGATTTCTGTAAGGTTACAACCTTGCCAGCCGGACTCACCTTCGTATTGCGGATACATTCCGATCTCAACACAAGGATTTGTTGTATGTTCCTTTGATGTAGTAAAGTAAAATCCTGGTTCACCGAATGATTTGACTGATTCCATAATCTTAGCAAACATTTCAGGTGTTGCTTCATCACGTACAATCACAGCTGAGTTATTGGATCTACCGCGTTGTGCATTATCCATAAACCAGTTGCCGGTTTTTGCATTCATCATCTCATTATCTTCTGGTGAGAATAAACAAATAGTAGCCGAACGACGAACACCGCCAGACAATACTGCGTCTGCTGCGTGCATGCAGATATCGTATACAGTAATTGGTTTTAGTTTAACTGGTTCTTTTGAATCAATGACGAGTCCTTGCAATAATAGCTCGATCTTATCAAGTGCTTTACGTAAACCTTCTGGTCCCGGTGCTTTGAATCCACCAGATATTTTTGCTCCTTTTGGTCTAATGTGAGTTAGATCAAAGAATACTCTACGACCTTCATACTCTGGAAACTTACCACCACCTACAAAATAAGAAGACAGCAACACGTCGAGAGCCGAAGCCCAACCTTCGATAGAGTCTTCTACAATATAACCTTTGGCTTGTTTAGTTCTTGATTGAATATCTGGAAATTTAGCTACATGGTGTTGTTGTACAGAAAAACCTGCACCGGCACCACACAGTAAAATATAAAAGAATTCTCCAAAGAACTCTGCACGATCTGCATATGATGATGTGCAATTATACATGCGCATTTGGTGTTTTAGTAGTTGTTCACCACCAAATTGTAAAGCTCTTTGTGCTCCTAATACTCGCTGCTCTTTATATGCAGTACGAGCCTCTTCTAAATATGACTGCAATTTACCAGCAGCCTCATCATAATTTTCTTGGTGCATGTTAATGACTCGATCGACCGATTCATCCCATGACTCATAACCACCATTACCGGTTTCTTTAAACCGAGAGTATCCTTCATAGAATTTAGTCTGCGATAAAAACTCTCTAGTGTCCACAAACGGTGTTTGCATACCTCTGTCCTAACATATAGCTGATTTAATTTATTGGTACTATTATATATCAAAACGCAGTTTTTGTAAACCCCTAAAATGGTCTTAAAACTGCGTTTTGGTAATTATTTTTTCTTTTTATTTGCGAAAGTGTTCGTTAACAGTATCTACTACATCCTGCCAACGAGCAATTTTTTCCATCTCAGCTACTACAGCTTCTGTAATATCCGAGTGTTCTCCAATACCCGCCGGATTAGAAAGGTATACCTCAACATTCATTTTATGTACCGCAATGTTACCAGTTGCATAATGCTCAACTGCATCTAACATATCATCTCTTTGTGTATCAATCATCATTTTTAAGTTTTACTCCGATTTCCAAATTGTCCATGCACCATAAGCTATTGCTGCGTATGCTGCGATTTTTGCAAAAGGACCGGCTATAAGAATTATTACACCAACTGCAATTAGTGCTGCGCCGTCCCACGATGTTCTTTCATCGATTCTATTATTTATCCATTCTCTCATATTACTCTCCTATTTGAATTTGCTTTTGATCCACAGGACTATAGTGAATACACCTAATCCGTATGCTGTGGCAATTGCGATATCTTGGCTGTGATTACGCATATGATAGATGAATTCTATCCCAGCCGCTACGTCGCCTTCTCCCATTTACTCCTCCAATAATTTCTTTTCGTTAAACTCATTGAGTCCTTCGATTTTACAGTTACGTTTACGGTGTCCATTCCATGCTACGAATCCTCCAATACGTAATGCCCAATAAGCTAGGTTATTGAGGAAATGAAAACCATTCTGCTCGATGTTAATATCTCTAAATATTTCATCGGCCTTTTTCTGGTCAATAACTCCCATTGTTTCTCTTTGACCAGATCGCAACAGAGTTTCATACTTATATGCATAGTCGTGTACAAGACCACCCATTAATAGTACGCCTGTTGGCGATAACCATGTATGCAAGAACTTTGGTATCGATGCACCATCGAATTGAAAGCCTTGCGGTATGATAAATCCTTCTCCGTTAATCTCGAATGCCCAGTCATCTGCTACTTCCCAATGACGTGTACCGAGTAACCACATCCATATTGCACCCCAAAAACCTTTGCCGGCTGTAGGAATAGGAATTGGTCTTAGCTTTGGCATTACATTATATTTGAATCCAATGATCTCATCTTCTTGATCTACACCAAGTTTATTGATGAGCCAACCAATAATAATAAGAACACCTACTACAGTGAATTGCCACCATGTTATAAGTTGATCTATGATAAAAGACATCATTCTTCTTTCTCCTTATCTAAAAGAAAACTAAGAATGAATGGTGTTATACAAATTGCTAGCATCCATATAAGCATGAAATTGCCTCCAGGACCCATCATTCTTCTTTCTCCTTATCTGTTACAGCATCTTCGTAATATACAATAATATTTTTTTGTTGGTTAATATATCTTCGAAGCTCTGCAATGTTAAGAGCTAAGTTCTCATAGTCTTTCATTGATAAAGCAACAAAAGCAAGCTCACCGTTTTCTTCGGTAAATTCTTGTACGAATTCTTCATAGATCTCTTTGTTTACTACGTAAACTCTGACATCATTCAGTTGTACTGGCTTCGGTCGTGCTACCGTCGGTATCGTTACTTTCTCTATTTTGGTCACCGTCTTTACTTCCGCTGGCAGCCTTAGACTGCTGCAGCCAGTTAGGAATAGGACGGCCACCATCGCCACCGGTATCGGTAGTAATTTCACGCCAGATTTTAGCAGTTGCACCATTCATTCTACCTTCTAAGTCTTTTGCATCAGTCAGTGCATCTTTGACTAGATTGAGTTGTTGTAATTTATCACGGAGACTATCTCCGTATTGTTCAGCCTTTTGTAAATCTACTTGTAAAGATTTATTGAGTGCTCCTAATTTTTCTTGATTTTTGATTGCTGCATCTAAACTCGCCGATGCTGTCTGTACTGCAACTTCGAGTTGTGCATTATTTTCAGTAAGGATCGCGATCTTATTTTGTGTAGTATCATAATAGTATTTAGCACCATACGCAACAGTACCAATGATTGCCATAACAAATATTAAAATGTATATTCTTAGCATTATTCTGGTTTCGGATTATCAGTCTTAATTTTAGCAACTCTAGTTTGCCAAGCGTCTAATCCGTTCTCTGTTATATATTCAATCTGCTCTTCTAAACTACCGTATTCTGCTGTTCTAGCAATAACGTAAGCTGGTCTTGAATCAGAATCAGATATTACTTTATTTGCAGATGTAGAACTATATCCAGCTGTTGCAAATGTTGGTGCAACACCTGTCTTAGGTGCATATTGATGAACCATATGATTTAGATCAGCTGAGTCCATAGCACTATCTAATAGTATTTCAGCCCAGCTACCACCTTCATATCTAATAGTTGCGACACCATTTTCAATTTTTTCAATATTGTAATTAGTCATGCTACTGCTCCATTTATTGTGCCTGTATTATTCATTGTTACTGATGTACCACTCACTGCTGCTCCAGCCGCTCCAGCGGTTCCACCTGCAGCTCCGTTAGTTATACCACCATTTGCGCCGGTAGAACCAGCAGTTCCTGCAGTAGCAAGTGCTCCTCCGGCACCTCCATTACCACCTGTTCCTGCGGCTGTGCCTCCAGCCGCACCCGTACCGCCGGCTGTTGCAGACTGATTATATCCAGCTCCATTGCCAAATGCTCCGCCAGTGCCACCAGATGTACTATTCATATACTGTCTATAGATTTCATATTTATTGGTAGTGCGATGGATACCTCTATAATATCTATTACTTCCAATTGTTACATAAGATGGAAACCCACTAGCACTACCAATATTACTACCCCAGTATATATAGCTAGTAGAACCGTTATAATAAAAATGATAAGTATTGACATTCCAATAATGGCCAAGTTGGGCAGATCCATTAGTCCAGTTTGCGGCAGGCTCTCTACTACCCTCAGTTTCGCCGTTTCCACCTGCTCCTCCAGCACCACCAGCACCGCCTCCGCCACTTATTTGTCCGGTATTATTAATAGTTACATTAGCTGTTGCACATGCAATTGCATGGCCTCCAGCAGCTGAGGCAGACGCACCACCGAAACCTATTACTATTCCTGAGTTATTAATAGTAAGAGTTGATGCCAGTCCTGATGGAATATCTATAGCTTCATCAGCATTTCCACCTATTGTTACTCCACTGTCAATATCAACAATTTTTGGATAGTTAAGATCATAGTCATCACCAAATGCACTATCTACTTCAAAATTTGTTGTGTTACTATCAACAGTAAATTTGAAACCTTTAGAAGTCGAATAAAAATCGGCAATGTCAATTGTACCGTTTGCAGGAACAGATGCGGCTAAGTTAGTTGATAGATTATCTCCGGCTTTTGCTTTAATGTTAGAACCACCACGGTACAGATCATTAAAGCTTATAGCTGATGAGCCACCTACAAACTCTGTACGTAAATCACTGAATGATACTGTTCCTGATCCTGCGATTGCCATTATGGTGTGCCGTATCCTGTTACGTTATCTTTAGCTGTAATTGCTCCTGCAGTTGAAACCTTGAATACTTCAACGCTGTTATAGATAAAAACCATATCAGTTCCATCTAAGGATGCAGTCCAACCTGAAGGAAAGCCTTTTACTGCATCAGTACTGCCTCCACTAGCAGCATCGGTCTTACCAAGTCTTTTTGCGACGTTTCTAGATCTACTCATTTTTTTATTCTCCTAACATAAACTAAGAAACATTAAATATGTAAGCTTTACCTTGTTCATCGTTGTTTGGAGCTCTACCAGAAGTATTTGCAATAACGCTCCCATCTCTACT